GCTAACGCCGAGCGGCTCGACGACGTCATTCATCCGGTCCGGCGCCGGCGTCGTGGCAATGCCCGTGATGATGCGAAGATCATCCTGGACACTTTTGACGTCCAGGATAGAAAAGGCGCGGTTCATAACGGAGTTTTCCTTTGCCTTCTCAGGCGAACACCAAGGCGTATTCGGGTTCGCTTTGCGCCTCGGGGTTGGTCGACAGGATGTCGATGGCATTGAACATCGCCATCGCGGGGTCGATCTTCGCGTCACCGGCGGACTGCTTGGTGGCCCGGATCGCCGTTGCGGTTGGCTCGATCTTGAGGTTGCCAACACACCAGGCCATCAGGCCGGATCCGCCGTGCAGCAGCATGCCGCTGGCCAACCGACGCTCGCCGGTCTTGATCGCGTTCATCATGCGGTAGCCCTGGCCGACGCCGATCAAAAGCTTGGACTCTTGCGTCACCTCGATCTCCGCCATCGCGTCGACGAATTCACCCAAGCCCGCCGGGTCGACGGCGACCGCGCCCAGTAACCCGGCCTCCTTGACCTCAGCGACGATCGCGACGATCGCCGAAACGTCGTCCAATTCATCATCGACGATGGTCAGCTCGCCGGCGGCCTGGAACTCCATCAGCCGCGACGCGATCGACTTGCGGCGCTCGAGCACGCTGGTATGCGCCCAGGCATGCGACCACAGCAGCCACGCCTTGGTCTCGCGATCCCGACCGAGCAGCGCCAGCCCGAACAGGTCATCGAGGCCGCCGCCATCGATGCCGACCACCACCACCTCAGAGCGCGCCAGCACTGCCTCGCGTGTCAGACTGGTATCGCTGCGGCATTCCCAGAACTCGGCGCCGGGCCAGCGGTCGTTCAGCAAGGCCAGGCCGATCTCGACGTTGAAGTGCTGCGAGGCGATCAGCGCCAGGGCAGTGGTCCCCTGGCTGTCGGCCTTCATCACCTCGCGCTCGAGAAAGTCGCCATCCACGCTGCGACCCATGTTCGGATTGACCAACGGCCAGGAACGCGGGTTGCGCCAGCCGTTATCGCGCGAGAGGTGGTGCGGCAGTTCGTACAGGATCGGCAGCAGCGGCAGTTTGATTTTGCCATCGCGCACATCGCGCGCCATCTGCAACTCGGCCCGGAACACGCCGGACGGCGGCTCCTTGGACTGCGTCGTGGTCTGGAACAGAAACCCATCCGGCCTGGCTGCCAGGGCGCCGCGCAACTCAACGAAGACCTCCGCCGCCCTGGACCGCTTGGCGAAGACATGCGTCTCGTCGATCATCGTGCCCATCGCCTTGGAGCCGGTGATGACGTCGGTATCGGCGGCCTTGATCTGTAGTTTGGCGCCAGTATTGCGATGGGTGATCAGCCGGACGTGCCGTTGCAGATGGAACAGTTTGTCCAGTTCCGGATCGCACTTGATCGTGCCGGACGCCTGCTTGAACGCGATGTCCGCGATCTCTTTGGTCGGCGCCACGAACAAGAACTCGGCCTCGGGCCGGCGGTTCATGATCAGTGCCACGACCATTAACGCGCCACCCGAACTGGACTTCGAGTTCTTCTTCGGCACGAGCAGGAAATACTCCTGGATGTGCCGCCGATGCAGGCGCGTGTCATACGACCCGAACAACGCAGCCACGATCGCAAAGAACCACTCGCCCGCGGCCTCAGCCATGCTCGGCCGGCCGATCACATCCGGCAGCCGCAGCCGCTTGAAGATGCGCAGCGCCTTGGCCGCCTCGTCGAAATCGAGGCCCGGCAGCTTTGGCACCAGCGGCAGGCCGTTCAAAAGCCGGTGCTCCCAGTCCGGGAGCGCGGTGTTCCACGGGTCATCCATTGACTTGGTTGCTAATTCGGTTCATAACAACGGTGAAACAGGAAGACCCACATGCGCCAGTCCGAATTCCAACGTGAGATGAAACTGCAGAGCCTCGGTGCCGCGGCCGCGCTGTTCCAGCGCCTTGTGCTGCTGGCATTTGCGGTGGTCACGGTGGCGTTGGTGGCCGGCCCGGTTTACACATCGCTGGCCTCGGTCCAGACTCATCTGCAGGCTGCGCTCGGCGCGCCCCTCCATCCGGCACGCTAGCCAGACCTGCGCCGGACCGAAGCAGCGCACGGTGTTCCGCCGCCTCGGCCTGGCGATGCCAGGAGATGCAACCATCCTCTCGGCGGGCTTCGGCTCGCCTTTTTTTGTCAGATGACGCTAATTTAGCCGGGCATCCGGCCCGAGCAGGTCATCGCCCCAGTCGGTGCCGGTGCCAGCCGCCTTCGCGGCCTCGGCCGCCGCGCCTTTCTTGCCAATGCCGCCCTCGGTATCACACCAGCCAGCGCGGCACTTGAGCCAGAAGATGCAGGCGGTCACGGCTTCCTTGCCGGTGCCCTGGGTGGCGACGTTGAACAACGTCTGCGCCACCTTGGCGTTGGCTTCGGCGGCGGCGACGGCGATTTCCTGGTGGAAATACTTGTGCAGGGTCGGCAGGCTGATGCCGACGACACTACAGATATCCAGCTGCGGGATGCCATAGGCGGTCATGGCCTTGACCATGCGGCGCTGATCGGGCTTTGGCTCAAAGGGCGGCCGACCTAGTCCACCGGGCATGCAATACTCCTGTCGTGGCAAATGTATTTGATGATTTATGCTGCGCCAGCAGAGCCGGAGCGCTCTCTTGCCGCTCCGTTTGCCGGTGGGTTTCGGGCTCTCTGCTGTGGCCGGGCGATCCTGCCGCGGCAGGGGACAAGCCCGATGAAAATCTACAACAAACGTTCCAACGCCCAGCGCGCCGCCGAGCGCCTGGCAACAAAAACCACCCAGCCGCATAAAATTGAGGCGGTCGAAGGCGGCTTCATTGTCGTCGAGATCGCGCGCGCGGCAATGGGCCGCCCCACCGCCGGCAAGCGCGCCGAGGTCCTCGCCCAGGCCGAGGCCGGCATCCTGCCCGCGGTGCCTGATTTCTCGGCCGCAACGCATAAGCCTTTCCGCGCCAAACTGGCCCGCCTGGTCGAACTCGCCGCCGCCGGCGATGCCGAAGGTCTCGAGGCCATCGTCATCAACCCGACCAGCAGCAGCCCAAAGGCCCTCGCGCGCTATCGCGACCTCGCCGTCATCGCCATCAAGGCCAAGCGCGCGGGAGCCAACTGACATGGCCCGCAAGCCGCATCCGGCCGACCTCGCCCACGCCGCCCAGATCGCCCGGGCCACGCATTACATCGTGCATTTCCGCAAAGGCCCGCTCGAAACCTACCAGGTCCAGGCGGACACCGCCGCCGACGCCCACGCCGAAGCCGCCAAGTTGAACGCCGAGCACGGCCAGTACGGTCGCCGCGCCATCATCTACGCCGTCACGCCGGAAGGCCGCTCCTACCCGCTGCCGGAGACCGGCCGATGATCCCGCGCAAGATCCACCCGTCGATTACCTGCGAGCGCGTCGGCGACGCCATCGATCGCTATGACACCAATCTGGACAACCCGGGCTTTTGCCTCGCGTGCGGTGAGGATGCCGAGGGCGTCGAGCCGGACGCGCGCAACTACGTGTGCGAATACTGCGGTGCCGCGGCCGTCTTCGGCGCGCAGGAGGTCATGTTCACGTTCGACTTGCCGCACTAACCCGCGGCCGGGCCGGTGACGCACCAGAACGCCACACGGCCCGGCCCATGCTTCGCCGCACACACCGCCCACGCCTTGGCATCGTAATGCGGGTCCGCCGGGAACGGCGCCGCCGGCCCGGATGCCCCAAACGGCTTGGGCCACACATGGATCATCGCACCCGCCACATCCGCCGGCGTCAGCGTCCGGCCGATCTGCACCGCGTGCCGCCGCGCCTTCGGCCAAGCCGCCGCCAGCGCCCGCATCAGCACGCCCGAGCCGGCCGCACACCAGATCTCGTCCGGCTCCAGCCCGGTCGCCAGCGCGGCGTCGCGGATCGTCGCATGGGCCGCCGGGATGTCGCCGCCGAACGGCAGCAACGTCGCACCCGTCTTGTCGCAATAAGCCCGCGCCCGGGACTGCACCACGGAGAGATAACCGGGCGTGACCTGCAAGACCTTGGCACCCAGCCGCTTCGCCAGCAGCGCCCGCGGATGCGGCTGCGCGCGCTTGGCGACAAATATGGTTGCCTGACTGTTCGCCTGGCGCGCGGCATAGGCCAACGCCGTTTGGGCACCGCCCTCGGCCGGGCTGGCATAGACGACCTCGGCATGGCCAGCGCAGACGCCGAGCAGGAACCGCGTCTTTGTCCCGCCCGGGTAGAGATCGTCGCGGACGACATCGACCCCGGCGTGGCGGCGGACCGCCGGCGCGGTCACAACGGTTCGCCGAACTCCGCCTCGGCCGCCGCTTCGGCCTCGGCGATGTCGCCGAACTCAACCGGCCCGACCGCCCGCGTCGCCTTGGCCGGATCGCCCTTCGCGAATACGAGAACCTGTTGATG